AAGGAGAGAAAATGGTTGGACACATTATTATTGAGGAGATAAGACGGTATGAAACTTGAGGTAGCAGATTACGTAGAGTTGAAGGACGGCGGTGCAGTCGTCACGTTCGAAATGGACGAGGAGACACGCGCCGGTCTGATTTCAGAGGCTCTACAGCGTAGACTCGTCGAAGGCTTGGAAAGGATGCCTGATGTCCCAAAAGAAAACACCCAAATCGACCTCGAAGAATACATTGCCAATTTGGAAGCAAGGAAACGGGTGGATACAGTACAACCCGCCGAAGAATCATCCGGCCTACAGCGAGTGGAGAAAGACAGTTGATTGAAGTAACTCTGACTGATGATATGCTTTTGAAGGCTAGAAAAAAGGCAACAGAAATGGGCCTTTTGCACAACTCTATAATCAAAGGCGGTGGAAGTGTTGCCGGATTCCTCGGCGAACAGATTGTGCTGTCTGTTTTGGGAGGAAGATGGGATAACTCTTTTGACTTTGACATTGTGCTGGATGACGGCAAAACAGTGGAAGTCAAAACAAAACAGACTTCTGCTATCCCGAAGCCTCACTATTCTTGCAGCATCAGCAACTACAATACACGTCAGAAGTGTGACATCTACGCGTTTACTCGTGTTATGAAAGATTTCTCAAAGGGATGGTTCTTAGGATTCATGACAAAACAGGAATACTTCGACAAGGCAAAGTTTATGAAAAAGGGCCAAGTAGATCCCGACAACGGATTCGAGGTACGCGCAGACTGCTATAACCTCGCTATAGAGGAGTTATGCGATGTATCTGACCGTAGTGTTTCTGTGCTTCATAGGGCATAACGATTGCATAAGGTTCGAAGACACGACCGGTCTAAAGCAAACAAGACAGCAATGTGTCACTAGGGCTATTGAGATGGTTCAGCAGTTACAGACTATACCCCATATTGTACCGCCGCCTTATACTGTCTCTTACAAGTGTGTTTTGAGGGAATCTACATGAAGGCCACCCTGTTTTCATTCAACGTATATCTGCGTCAAGACGGTAACGTCGAGATAGACAAGCAGTCCGTAAGACCTGATGAGCTACAAAAAGAAATGGACGCGGGATTGCCCGCCTATGACGGCGCACATTCCATCGCGTCCCTTCTGAGATACGTTAATTCTGTTACAGATGAGATGATCGAAAAATCATCTAGGTACGTCTAGAAGACATAGCCTTTTCAATCTTCATTCCCCGCTTCTTTTCATACGGCGAAAGTTTGCCGTCTTTATTAAGATCGGCGAGTTGGGGCTTACGCACTTCTGATCCTCGTGCGTACTTTTTCATTTTCTTCATGGAACCGTACATCTGTGCCTCCTACGGTACTGCTTGTTCAAACAGGTCGGGTTCAGGGGTAAACAGCATTCCCTGTGAAATCCAAAACTCTTCGGCATACTCGTTCGATGTAACGTCCGGCACTTGAAAAACAGTGGCCGGAAGATCGCCCGCGATGAATTTCATAAGGGCTGTCGAGAAATATTCTGCGTCAGTCTTGGACACCAAGTCATCTTGTTCGAGAAGATTCTTGACAATTCCTGCGGCTTTAGGATCAGTAAGCAGGAAGTCCGCCGCCTTTCCCTGAGTCAGTGCCGCGTATTTAAGCGCCACTTCTGCGGCGACGTACTCTTTACTAACCATACCCCTAGCAAGGTTGAAAGCCTTTGACAGAGCGTTGTCAAGGGTAAAGCCTTTTGTGAGTTCGTTAAGTCTTCCTCCCGCCTGTCTTGCCATCAGATTTGTAGCCTCTACTCGTGTCGAGAGGCGGAAGATTGCGTGAAGCGTTTCAAGCTGCTCTTCTTGTATTCCTGCCAAATCAGCAAGCTGCCGTATCTTTCTTCCTTCGTCTGAAACGCCGAACGTACTTTTAGATCCGCGAATAGTACCACTGCCGACCAGCGCGTCGTCCAAAAGCAAGAAGACATTCTGAGGGTCTCTGTAGCTATCGACCGGAACTTTTTTACCATCAAACATAGTGACGGTGTTTGTCCCACGTGTATATCCGCCCGCTGCCTTCAACGTGTCCACAAACAGTGCGCGGTAAGCATCTTGTGTCTGATCTTCTGTTAGCGCGACCATCTTTTTAGTGTCAGCGATTCGACTAACAAAATTGTCAAGTGCGAGAGGGTCGGGATTTGTAATTACATCGTTAAGGAAGCCTTGACCGCTTGCCAGCTTCGGTGCTGCACCTATCTCTTTTAGCTTCGCTTCTGTGGCACCTTCAACCAGCTTAGCAGAGCCTTCGATGGCAGTCTTTTGCGTTCGTGCTACGGACAAAAGATCCCCGTGTAGCTGTCTGTATTCCGGGACAGCGTTCACAACGTTGACGATGTTTCTGTCTTGCATGATAAGCTCGTTCATATCGAACAGCTTTCTAGTGGTCACATTGCCCTGCGAATCCATAACTTGAACGACGAACTTCTCCTGAATGTCATTGAAATATGCCTCAAGAGGGTTGTCACTGTTTGTGTATCCCGCAGGTGCTTTTATCCGACGAGGCGCACTCTCCGGGGCAAGAGCGGGTAGCTGTCCTCCTTCGAAAGCCTCTTTAAGACCTCGCATGTTAGTCTGATCGTAAAATGCGTTTCGGATTACAACTTCAAATATAATTTGCAACTCTTCGAACGCTTTCTCATCCATAACACGAGATGTGGTAGCGGCTATGTCTTCTGACGTAGGAAGAACGTACCGACCATTCGCGTCCTTTTTTAGGACTTGTTCAGCCATGCTGGACGTAACCGGAGCAAACGTCGCAAGAAAGTCATCCATGACACCCTCAAGCTGGGCGGCTGATTCCTTGGTAGGCTTTGTGATGTACTGTGTGATCGGCTTTAACAGGCTGCTTATTTTTGCCGCGTCTCCGACTTCAAGTACGCCTTCTGCTACCCGCGTTTCCCCGATAGCTTTGTTGACCTTGCCGCCGAACGTCCCCTTTCCAAAGCGTTGACGTTCAAGCTGATGAGTTTTACGGGCCAAGACAACAGCGTTGTAAGTTTCAAGATTTGCACCTTGTCCCCACGTGTCGAACGTCTTGTCGATTTCTGCCCGCATAGCCCTCGCAAGTTGTTGCTGTTTTTCTGAGCCGTCTCTTATTAGAGCGTTTGCGCCTTGCCGAAGTGTTTCTAGGTCTTTGACATCCGCTTTCATGCCGATAGACGCAGCGTCTATACTGGCAAACATCGGATTGTCCATCGCGTAGAATACTAGCTGTGCGTCACTTATGTCACTGCCGTCTTCACTTTTAAGACCTGCTTGCCTCATGAAAGCTGTATCTTCGGAGGCTATCTGCCTTCTCATGTGAGCGATAAACTCATCCGGTGTGGCAAAGCTAAAGCCCATCGGGCCAAGCTTCTCATTGATGGAGGGCAACCTGTCGCCGATGTGTTCCGAAAGACCCCTATAAGCAGCCCTATCTAGTGCGTAAATGAAATCTTGCCCAGCACCACCGGCAAAAGAGTTAAACCTCACAGGATCGATCATCTTAATGAAAGACTGACCTTCTACCGCGTAACTTGAAAATACCTCCCGCATGCCAAGAGCAAACGTATCCAAAGGAATTACGACCTCAGAAGGTATGTTTGCGTACGCCGCGTCAACTTGCGCTACGCTTGCCGACTCTGCCATTTTCAAGACGCTAAGAACAGTACTGTTTTCTTTGCGGGCCATTTCTTCGGCGCTTTGAGAAACCCTGCCGCGATTAACTGTAGCTTTGATCGCCGTACGAAGCTCTTTGAGTGCGGTCTCCAAATTCGTACCCGCCTCTACAAGTTTCGCGGGAGTCGTTTCTTGCAGTGTCAGACGACCCGTCTCCATCGCAGGAGCCACTGCGCCTTCGGGGGCTATGTCCGCCCCGGTTTGAACGCGACGATCCATCCTGCTGTACACTGCCAGCATGTCGTCGATCTGACCCGACAAAAATGCCTCTTCCAAAAACTTTTCGTTTGATTCGAGAGTAAGCTCTGCCAGCACCCGATCTGCTGCTTCCAAGTCGCTGCGAATCATTTTTTCAAGAGACGCTCTGCCGAACTGCTCTGCATTCTTGAAGGAACCAGCAAGCACCTTGAGATTATCAAGTGCTGTCTCTCTTGCGCGAATGTCTTCCGCGCTGAGTAGCTTTCGGGAGGACATCATGTTGTTCTCGATGTTAAGAATAACACTGTCCAGCATTTCCACGGCTGCAGTCATAGCGCCTTGTTGCTGCTGCGCCTCGTACTGAAAGTCGAGATTTTTTCGCATCTTTTTCGAGAACTTCTCGATATCGCTGGCCTTTAGTCCCGCAGCCCTTTCTCCCGCAGAATTAGCAAGAGACATGTACACGCCCATCCCAGTAGACTGTCCCAAATTCAAAGACAGCGTTTGCCGAAGACCCCGTAGCATTTCGATATCAAGGTACGGATCGAACGACGACACTATTCTCTCAACATCTTGAAAGCCGGTATCCATAGAATCCAGCATTGTCTCCCGCATCATCGGGTTCATGCCCGTAAACATTCTTTTGCTGAAATCTTCTAGCTGCCGCATTTGACCCGGAGACAGTATTCTACTAAGCTCTTCAGGGGCAGCGCCCATAAGACCCCGCAGACCCGGGTTGACAAGAATGCCTTGGGCGTATCCTCTAGCCGCAATGCTGTTGAACTCCAAGAAGAAGGCAAGAGCGTCTTCTACGCCCACTTTAGCTGAGAATGCCAATCTTTTTGCTGGACCCCCAACAATAGGGATAGCCTTGGGGAATTTCATGTCGAAAAGTTGGAGAGTGCCCATGCCCGCTAACAGAGCGCCCGCACCAACAGCCTCACCTACCGGCCCCATTACTTCTCGCATGGCAACTTGCGTACCTGCCATAAAGGTGTCAAAAGCGGGGGAGATGCCGTAAGACTTAGCCATAGGTGCAGCAGCCTTCACCATCCGCCAGTTTTGATAGGCACGTTCCATTCGGATTTGTTCTTGATATTTCAGTACGTCGCTTTTCTGTCCCCGAAGAGCGGCGTTACGGGATTTAGTCTGCAGTAAAGATATTCTTTTTACGGACTCCATGCCCGCTGCTGCCACTGCTTGTCTGTTGGCTTCTACGCCCAGCCTGTCTACAATGCGACCCGCCGTCCACTTATTCCAAAAATTAGCAGATTTATTCATCATGGCAAGCTGTCGGCCCGCTTCTTGCAGAGGGATACCGCGCAAAGCTGCGTATTCGGCTGATACTGCCAGTTGCTCCTGCGGGCTTGCAATGGAAAACTTCTGCGGTACTTCAAAGCCATCTCTTGTTTTGAAGCCGGATGGGCGTCCCTTTACGTTATCTATCTGCCTACGAATCATACGCTGTGCGTTGGCGGTTCCTTGGATAGGGGCTTTTACTCCGGCATAAGCTCCGACGTTTTCTAGCGCAAGAGATGCCATCTTTTCGACGAAGGTTTGATTGTCGAATACCTGCTCGAAAAATCCTTCCGCAAAGTCACTCGATACAAAGTTCTTTGTGTATCTTTCGACGCCATCTACCTCTTGCTTTTCGAGGTATCCTGCCTCTCGCATAGCATCTTCGTAGCCCATCTCCACGAGTTGATCGCGAATCATGTCGTTAAGAACTTCTTGTCGATTTGCAAAAAAGGCGCTATTGCGAACAGACGCCAAGTCTTGAGCTATGTCTTCCTCCGTCATGGGCCGAATAAGTTCATCCGTCAGCCCGAAGGAAACAGTGGACAGTACGGAGGCTGCTGCCCACCTGCCGAAACGAGGCAGATAGTGGCGCACACCTTCTTCTGTTGCGCTGGCAAGATTATACAACCTTTCGGCTGTAACATCCAGTATGTCGCCCTCAATAGCTTGTACGACAGCCCGCTGAATGACCTCGTTGCTTTGCAGATCCGGATGATTTCGAGCGAACCTTAGAAGCTTCTCCCCATCTTCGGCCCTGCGTGTTGCTATGTCGCGAGGGGTATCTACGCCGAGTGGCCCAAGACCGCCCTCATCAAACACGCTTTTCGGGATAATATCCAGTCCTTCGATCTCGCCTGTCAGTGAGTTGCGAGGAAATGTGCCGGTCTCAATGTAGCCTTTGCTGAGAACGGGATGACCTATCGAGAGGCTGTTGATGGTACGCATAACAGTGCCCTGTGGGTCACGAACACGGCCAAGCAGTGCTGTGTCCTCCGGGGTGGCAGTGCCATCCTTTTCGCGTTTGTACGCCTCTTGTGCAGAGGAGTACAGCCCGCTCATGTCTTTCCGAAAAACAGGAAGGTTGTTTCCAAAGTAGCTATCTAGATTGATGTCTTTACCGTTTATGTCTTTGACATCGCCTTGCAAGCCAAGCTCAAGAAACCTAGAGGCCACATTAGCCGACAGGTCTTGTTTGATATCCTCGAAAGTTCCGGCCTCAGTCTGCTGACCCACGAATTCTTGATAAGTGGCCCCTGTCTCAGCGGGCATACCTGTAGTGAATATACGCTCTGTGGGACCGGTAAATTTATCGGTAGTAAAAATGGTTTCAGACGTGCTGTCAGCCATTATATTGCCCTACTCATTTCTTGGAAAGTTCTGATTTGACGTGGGGTAAGGACTTTGCCGGAATCCTTAAAGAAGTAGATGGGGACACCGCTACCCATCGGATGTGAAAGAGTGTCACGGCCCACACGCATTTTCAGAACGCTGATGCCGTTGTCCACTGCAATGTCACCGAATTCAGTGGCTGCTGCGCTGTCGTCTATCGCGAACATAGACTGCCAAGCCTTATCTTGGATGTACCCTGAACCCGCTCGTTCTACTACGTCCGTGTGACTTCTGACAGTGTTCATGCCACGGGTCACTCTTTTCAACGGATCAAAATAACGCAGCGCACGAATGTTACGAATGTTGTCCTTGGAAAGTTGGTACGTCCGAGAACCTCCGCGCACGGATGAGGCCACGTCAAACATCATGCCGTGGAATATTACGTTGTCTTGTGCTTGGCTGATCAAGCGCCTAACAGTGGCGATCTGAGTTTCGCGAGTATCGAATCGACCCGCAGACACAGCCTCAAGTGCCGCCGAAAAATCTCGTTCTGAAATTCTTCCCGACGGGTCCATAGTCTTGGCGTAGTTGTAGGCCAAAGTTACAAGTGCCGCGTTTAATTGGGCATTCACACCGAGGAAGTTATTGTCCATAAATTTTTCGGACATAGCGATAATTGATTTTCGTACGTCACTGGCGCTTTGGCCCTCTTCCACAAACATGTCCTGCTCTCGGAAGAGAGTCTCACTGTCGGGATCTATGACCGTCTTAACCGTTCTCATAACGCCCGTTGCGACCTGCTTAAAAAAGGAGTCCTCAACCTTAAAGACGTTAAGAAGGAAGGCGGCTAGTTCGTCGTAGGCTCGTGATCCCGGAGGCAATCTGTTGGCGAGATAGAACTCAACCTCGTCAGCAGTGTTAAGAAAATTTTCACTGTTGTTTTTTGATTGGCCGATATCTTCTAGGTCAATCGATCTGCCAGTCGCTGTCTGAATAAACGCGGTGTACTGTTCCGGGGTGATTCCCACTGTTCCAAATTCCGGCTGATACTGTTTTGGAAGATCGGAACTCATATTCATAGCGATGAGGGAAAGCTGATCTCTGCGATCAGTGATACCCCGACTAACCGGAACCATTGCGAGAGTGGCGTGTTGGCTGGTTCTCAAATCCGTATCGGTGCGAGTAAACAGACCCGCATCTTGATACCCCTTTGCCGCTTCAAACAGACGAAGAGGATCTTGAGAACCGTTGTCGATCATACCATAGGCAATGCCGTCTGTCAAGAAAAGATTTTGAGGCGTCTTTCCTTGGCTCTTCGCGATAGCCTTGACCGTTTCGTTGGCCTCGATAACTAGCGAGTCGTTTACCCGGAAGAAATCAGTGCCGAGGGGAGTGACCCCATCGTCTTCAAGTTGAGGGACAGAAACGGTTTGAACGCCGGAGGAAAGCTCCCCCGGTTTTGCGTATTGAAGATTTTCGTGGATGAACTTGCGGACAAACGGTAACTCTTGGTACATCCGGGGTAGAACGTCTATAAAGTTAGTTTGAGGACGTTGTTCTGTGGTGCCGCCCTGCCTTGTTGTTGCCGTGCGTGTCTGCTGATTGTCAAGAATCATAAGCTGCTTGACAAGAGCTTCGAATTCACCCTGTTCTTTTGCGTCTAGATTTTTGTAGATCTCTCCTAGATCAGACCTTCTATCCATGTTCATGAGCGATTGAAGAGGATTGTCGAAGGGCTTATCCAGCTTGAGAGGATTCGTTGTACCGAATGTCGTAGTGTCGTTGTCTACGTCTTCGAAGTCTTGCGCGTATTGTTGGAGTTGAGTGAACGCTATAATCTGCTCGGGAGTGGCGTTTTCGGGTTTAAACCCAAGATCCGTTAAGGATTTAATTGCTGCTGCACCCGACGCTTCAAGTCGAGCGGCTCCCGGTCCAGTGTCCTTCAAGTCTTCTAGCTGTTTTAGAGCTTGGTCCAGCAACGACGTAAAGTCAACGTCTGCATCGCCACTTCCGGCAGACTGAGCGTACGCCTTTTCCATCATCGTCAAAACAATGTGATCGTTCACTGCTTTCGGATTAGCACCCTTCATATACGGAACATCGTCGCCCTTTTCCTCAGAAGTTTTCGCCTTCGGATCGAAAATAAAGGGTGCAATACGAGACTTTGCCAACGCTATTTGAGACAAAACACCCTTCATTGCTCCGGGATCAGCATCTTCGCCTTGTGCGGCTTTAAGCTGCGACTCTATCTGAGTCAAATTCAAAGGTTCGTATGCGACAGGATCTTTGGGAATACTCATGAGGCCGCTTATTTTACTGCGTAGCACACGTCCGAAAGGACTGTCCTGCGGATACAGGCCGGTAAAGGACTCAAAGTGTCTGATTGTTTCTTCTCGGGTGCCGGTAAAGGACAGGATATCTTTTTCGACTGTACCAATAGGCTGACTTGCTCTCGCTGTGATGATAGCTTTCGTGGTAGGGCTGAAGTTACTAAACAATTCTTTGTTGCCCATAAACGACCGAGCTTCCCCGGCAGTATTTATGTTAGACAGAATTTTTTGTTCCCTGTCGGGGACAGGTAAATCTCGCGAGGCGTAGTTATACACTGTGGACTGCTCCACAAGAGACAAGCTATTGAAGATAGAGCCAATAGCAGGATCAACGTCCTTAGCTATTACAAAGTTGAAAGCAGACACGGGGTCAGTGAGAGAGGCCATTAAATTTTCATGCGCCGTTTCAGATCGGGCCGCAGCCTTTTCAGCCCTTTTTTTCTCGACCTCTTTTTCCGCTGCTTGCCCTGCAAGTATGCTTTCAAGGACACCGCCAATAACGCCCATAGTGATAGGATCAGCCATCTAGCGACTCCTCTTCTATATTTATGAATCCTTCGGGGGCGGGAGCCTCTTGGGGAGCTTCTGCACTTGCCCTGCCAACCTTGTCGTATCCGTCGCGGATAGTCTTGTTGATTGTTTCTCGCATCTCGTTAAACATCTTTGGATTGTTTGTTTTCAGAAGGCGAAGATACTCTTTGTTATCCATCCGATCCCCTGCGGTAGGATCGTCTTGTTCGAACATGCGGTACGGAACGTTGTACTGTTCTGCGGTGTACGCCACATACACAGAAAGCGGACCCTTCGCAAGAAGGCCCGCGTCAAGTGTGAATTTGCCTGTTTCGAAGCCGTCCATAACCCAAGCTTCGACGATGTGTTCTACAGAGATTCCCGCCACAAGAAGCTTTAGCAGTTCCTCTCGAAACACTTCGTCGTTGTCAATCTTGGAAGTGGCATCCTCAAGGATGATATCTACGTCAACTTCTTGAGGGGGATTACCCCACGGCCAGTTTTGATTGTCTACGGTTAGGGATATCCCGGGAGGGGCTGCGGCGAACGGATCGCGGGACTCGATGGCACCCCTCTGAACGTCCTTTTTATCAGAGCCTTTGAACATCTAATCTTGTCCTTTACTAGAGGCGGGAGCGGAAAGTGCTGCGATTTACCCGTGAAGCACGGGCGCTTCCCAATGTTGTTCCGCCGTATCCACCCTCTTCAATAGTCTGCTGTGTGCTTACTCTTTTGCGAGAGATGCCCGCTTTGTAGTTTTGAGCCACGATGCGGCTAAGATTTGTGTCTCTAGCAACGTTGTCCGCAAAGTACCTGTAGGCCGATTGAATATTCGGATTTCTAAGACCTACCGGGGCATCCATAGTGCGTAACTGGGCGCGAGGAGTAGGGATAGATGAGTCGAAGTTAAACTTTTTTTTCGGCATAAAGCCGCCTTGTTCTTTTTCAGCATCTGCACCCGCTACGGCAGTGTAAAACTGGGCACCCGTCTGAAATAACTCGAAAGCTTCTCCGAAGTTTTCCTTGACTACGTTAAAAAGTTTTAATCCCTTGTCAAACATACTAGCTCCAATTCCCGATCACCTTGATAAGGTTATTTGCGATATCAGATCGCTGCTGATCGTTGTACAACTTTTCAGTGGCAGATACTTCGAGAGATTTCAGCATAGTCTCGTGCTGGCGCTGCTTTTCGCTCTCTGCCATAGTGAAATTAAATGTTGCGTTGTCGCGGTACATCTGCCACAACTGATTCATAGCCGTCTGAGAGGCGTTGAACTTGTTCTGTACGTTGATACGATTGGCTTCGTTTTGCGTGGCTGTATTCGCTGTGTTAATCTGCCTACGCCACTGAACGTTGGATTGATCTATGGCAAATTTCATGTTGGCGTTAAACTTCTCACGCTGATCTGCCATAGATGCGTTGAATTCTTTGTAGGCGTTCTCTTGGTTGATATTGAACTGCTTGACTGCCACGTCGCGGTTTAAGTTAGCAGTGTCAATCTGCACACCCAATTCAGTAAAGAACTCTTCCACTTGCAATTCGCTTTTTGCGTTGAACTGGCGTCGAGCATTCTCCGCAGCCGCGTCTGATAAAGCGGCCTGTGTTGCGGCGCTATATTTCAGTGCGTTGCTTTGCTGCTTTGCGTCAAGTTCTTTCAAGTCAATAGAAAGCAGTGCTTGTGCGTTGGATATGGCTGCTTTTGTGCGGGCATCAGCGTTTTGCCTGTCCATCGTGGCTACTTGCAAAGCGTTCTGCAAAGCCGCCTGTTGCCTGTTATCCAAATTCTTCATTTGGACAGCACCGTACATTTGGGCGTCTTGCGAGGCAATCGATATGCCCGATTCCATAACCTCACGAGTAATAGCCGCAGCAGCCATCGAAGAAGCCCCAAGACCGCGCTGCTGCATGATTGCGGTAGCTTTTCGGGCAGGACCGGAAGCCCAAGCGGGGAGAGGCTTGCCGTCCTCAATTCCCTTGAACAAATCCCCAAGCTGATATTGAACGGTGGCCCGCTCGTCTAGCTCGTCCGTGGCCGCCGTAGCGAAAGCCTCTTGGGAAAGAGCTTGCGACGATATGGCGTCGAGATCAATCAGATCAGAAGCAGTGAATTGGGACTGTGCCGCATCGGGATCTCCAAGGGCTTGAGTGGTGGCTAAAGCACTTTCCGTGGCGGCAATCTGCCCCGTAGCTGAGTCAGCGGGTTTAGTGCGCTGTTCAACTTGGTATTGTGACATATCCGCCGTAGAAAGAAGAGACGGATCTACACCGGGCATCTGCCCCGGAGTGGTAGTTAGCTGCGCTGTGTCCGCAGGAAGAAGCTCAGACGCACTATCGACTGTTTGAAGGATGGGCTGTACCTGCGTAGCTTCGGTGCCCGCCTCTGCTGCCAGTTCTTCTGTGGTCTTTTCAAATTCGGGTTTTTCTGCCATTATTTAATTCCCATAAACACCGAGACGACCATAGCCACGACCAAAACAGTGCTTCCCATTATCATAGCCTCGAGCCGCCACATTCGCTTGTCCAACGAATCTAACTTCCCGTGAACCAACTCACGAAACATAGCGCACTCTTTTTCATGCGCCTCAAGGTCCATTGCGACTTTTAATGAGTGTTCCGGAATTTGTTCATGTGCGAGTTTCATATCTTATCCCCACCTTTAGTACGCAAAAAAATTCATTGTGAACCGTGAATCGCCCTCAGTCTGCCCATAGTTAGATTTCGAGCAATGATATGGGTCACCGTAGAAAAGGACAAACCTGTTTTGAACAAACGGCACGTCTAAAATAACCGTGCCGCCATTGTCGGGGTGATTGTCAAAAAACAACGTCCCACTGTTTTGGTTTGTTTCTGACAGATAAACAATGCCCGTACACAGGTTTTGATCTACATGAACCCAGTCTTTGCTAGTGCCGTATCGGTAATGCGTACACAGCGAAGCATGACTAAACGAAGATGGAATAAACTCCCCAGCACAAGTCATAAACAGGCTAGATAGAACCGGGTCTGCCTTTAGATAATCTAAGCTGCGCTTCCCCGGCCAGTTGCCAGCATTAGGAAAGTCGGGATGCTCATCAGAAGTCCAATGCCCCCTCGCCTTTAGATGCTCTAGCATCTCCGGCAAATGTGGAAAAAACTCGTCAATGATAATATAGTGTGGCGATGATCTCACGCGGCTACGCTCTTAAAATATCGTATGGGTTTACGTCCGTGAACCATCCCGTTAGTATGTATTTTGTGCCTTTTATAGGCGGGTTTCCTCGATGGGTGTGTAAAAACCCTGCGGGAAAAACTGCGAACCTACCTGTAACGGGTGTAATTCTCATGTTTTGATACAGAAACTCTGTTTCACCGCCTTCAAAATCTCCGTTAAGGTATAGGGTCCATGCAAGTACCCTGTCCATGCTGAGGCCACGTTCGCACTCATAGTGCCACCCGTGAAATCCTCCCCCCGGAGAAGTTCTCTGCCCCTTTACATCCATACTCCAAAGGTCTCTCTGCGTTAGTATGGGGAATCTTGAAAGGTATTCTGGTAAAACTGCATTATGTAACCTGTCTAAGAACGCTTTGGTGTTTGCGCTGGAAATGAGTCCAACGGTCTTAAGACTGGCTAACTCTGCGAAATGTACGCCCTCATCTTGTCTATTTATCAGATTGTTCGATTCGTAGGCGTAACCGCCCTCTATCAAAGTATCTATATTTTTACAGAAATCTTGACACTCTTCTGCGGACAGTAGGTTGTCTATGACAAGTATTTCTCCGTATGCGGACAATTCTATCTCCATCGTGGACCTTCGAACCAAGCTACCAGTGACTTTCTCGTTCCTCGCGTTACCGGTGTAACCCGGTGAGTAAGGTATGACGGAAAAACTAAAATAGTCCCTTTACTTTTTCTTCCGTAGGGAGGTTGTTCGGCGCGTTGAAACTCAAATTCCCCGCCGTCATATTCGTCGGGCGACGACAACTGGACTGTCATAGATAGCTTCCTATCATACATGTTTGAGGAGTCCCACAGAACGTCTTCGTGCCAGTCGTAATGGCCATTTTCTTCGGCAAAGTATTTCGTGTACTGGACCTCGCAGAACGGTGTAACATCGAAGTTAAAGGAAGACCTGTTAGCCTGTTGAATGTATGTCCACAAAGTCGCCTTAATTACATCGTCGTATACCCAACTTATCGAAGACTTTCTCACTGAATTTTCTTTCTTCCCTAGTGCGCTTATGCCAGCTTCTTGAGAGGAAAGTTGTTCTAGTCTTTCAACTAAAGTGTCAACCTCGTGGGAAGGAATCACACTATCCCACATCTGCCACTCTGTCCGCATATTATGCTCCTAGATTGTGGGCCATGTCACGTTAGCCCAGACGTATTTCCAGTCACTTTCGTTCCAAGTCATGTAGGCATTTGGATAATTAGAGGGAAGATCACGCAAGGCTTGCCTGTAAGCTGTCTGTTCAGCAGTAGGAGTCCGATCAGGCAGAACCATCCAGTCAGATGCCGCAAGTAACTTATCACGCTCATACCTTAGAAGCATCATCGCCTCTTCACCAGTAACATCTGCTGGCGGCACATAAGCACCAATAGCGCCAAAATCACCAGCCACTGCACGGTTATATATTTCAACACCATGCGGCTCATCGTCGAGGGGATTCGCTGCAAAATCCACAAACTCATCTGAAAGATGGTCAAAGTTGACTTCGATTTCGATGAAGGTTTGTGCTGCGTTACCCCAAGCTGGGTTCCTTGCAGTTGTATATGTGTAGCTCATTTAACTTACCCTCGTCCACGATGTCGCCCTGTCCTCGTCACTTGCATTTGTAGAGCGTCCCATGCACCTCCAAGTGCCGGAAGGCTGAGTGCCGAACCCTTGAGCGCCCTTAGCATTTGTATTTTGTAACTGACCGCCGCCGATTGTATCGCCAGCATTATAATGGGTGTTGATATTGGGCTTGCAGAAATGAGTAACCCCAACTTGATTAGCCCCAGTATTTTGTGGCCCCGCTGGACCTTGTGGTCCTGTTGGGCCTGTTGGGCCTTGTGGTCCTGATGGCCCTGTCGGCCCTGTTGTGCCTTGTGGGCCAGTCGCTCCCTGCGGGCCAGTCGGACCTGCTGCGCCGTCTGCGCCATTAGGGCCAGTCGGGCCAGTTGGGCCGGTCGGTCCTTGAAGCGCAGCGTTAGTGATAGTACCTTTGCGGATTACACCAGCACTGCTGTCGTATACCAAAACTGAGTCTCCGCCTTGAAATGAAGTCTCGACAGTTGCACCGTTAATATCAAGTTGTTCAGCGACAATGTTTCCACTGTCGTCAACAACCGTAGTAGCTCCTACTTTGAATGCCATTAGATTGTCCCCTCAGAGATAACATCGCCGGTCACTGTAAGATTACCGGACGTGTCTAGTTTCATTTTAGCTGTACCAGCATAGCTGATAATAAGGTTGTTACTGACAACACTGAATTGCCAGTCACTTGCACCGTTATCCAGTGTGAAAGTGTCACTGAGAACGTCGCCGGTTACGTCAATGCCTGTTGAGGTGGTGGCGAGTTTGACTGCGTTGTTGTAGAACAGAGTGACAGCGCCATCTGCTACTGCTGTGAGCATTTCCTCACCAGTATATTTTTGCAGCTTAACTTGGTTTGCCCCTCGCATAAGCAGGAAACCCGTACCCGCATCATCAATGTAGCTGTTGCTGCCATCGTGATAAATCTGCAAATCCGACCCAGCACCGAAAATGGCCTTGCCATTGTCATCAAACGTAGCGTTGCCAGTCACGTCGATGCCGGTGGCGGTGGTGGCGAGACGAGCAATATTGTCGTGGAACAATGTTGCCGCGCCGTTGGCGGCAAAAGTGGCCATTGACTCTGCACCATCTCCTGCCGTGATGTTTACATTTGCACCGTTGGAGGTGTCCAAATAAAGAGACCCAGTCCCAACCTCGTTGATGTAAGAATTAAGCCCATCATGAAACACCTCAAGGTCCGGCCCGTTTCCGAAAGCGGCTTTTACACTATCACTGAATGACAAGTCGCCGCTGGTCTTGGTATCTGCCGCATCGCTACGAAGGAACGAGGTGCTGTCGATGTTGTCGAGGAGTGCTGCGTTGGATGCTGTACCTGTGAGAGGTCCAGTAAACCCGGCGGCGGTAATTGTCGTTGTCGAGTCAATCTTTGCGCCAGTTACAGCATCGTCAGCAAGACCCCCCGTGTCAATCTGCGGACCTTCGCCGGTAGTACCGTCGTGGCTGTGTCCTGTTGTCGCGTTGAACGCAGCTTGTACCGCATCAAATTCGCCGTCCAAGTCGGAAGCGTTGATGACGTTACCGTCTGCGATGTTATTCGCAGTGTCATTACGAGTATAGCCTGTACCCATTTTTTATCTCCTCCCGTATGTCGCGAATTCTAGAGTCGCAGCATCTACGGTAAATACAGCGTCTGTACTAGTTCCTGTTGTTTCATATAGTATCGACACTGTGAATCCTGATCCTATTGTGGGTACTTCAAAAATAGCTTTCTGTTTTGTACCCAAAAGTGAAGTGCCGTAAATACCCGAGCCGTAAGTAATAGAAGCCCCTGCATCAGAGCTTAGTATCGAATCCGGTTGTGGCGAGTCCGGCTGGTCAAAGTCAAACTTCAAAGAAAACTGCAGATCAAACGCGCCGTTCACATCCAAATAAGTAGTGCCCTTGTATATCGTCTTACGAAGCTCTGAGTCGCCCAGCGGAACAAATGGAGTAGCGAATGTAGCTACAATGTCAGTGCCGTCTTGAGTGTTCCCCTGTTCCATCTGATATACGTAGCCATCTTTAGCGGCAAAGTATATTCGTTCTGCGAACCCGTCGTATTCACTGTATGTAACGTATGCGTTGAAGCCCCGGAGGTCGTTCCAAGAAATACCCTCTTGAAGCTGTGTTCCCGCGATACCCTTTGCCGCATCGTTAGTATACGCGCCGTTAAATCCAAACAGCCGGTATTGACTCTTCTCACGAATGATGGTACTGGAGAATACCGTGCTACTCGAAACCAAGTCAGTGACTTCTGTCTGAATCGGCTTAGATATGACCCCAAGACTAAAATCACCCACACGATCCGTAGCCGAAAAGAGCCGCAAACCATCCGGCCCTAAGAACATGATGTCTCCGCCTATTTCCTGAATGGTATCTTCGGCGACACATCCCAAATCTCGCGACACAGGCTGCAACTGAAAGTCTCCGACACTACTACCAGCCAACCTGTTAATTGAAGTTTCACTAAAAATGATCAGTTGATCACGAAAAACAATCAGTCCGGTTATAGTATCTGCAATATTAATTATACCACCGCCGCTGGCACTTGTAAAGTCATCATCTTCGTATGGGGCCGAAAAAACAAGGTTTTTGCCGTTTCCAAGAAAGATGTGGTTCTTGAAGTTGACAATGTGACTTGATCCAGCAGTGTCAGATGGCAGGGATGTTAGCTGTTCGAAGGTGGTTCCGTCGAATCTGAACGGCTTACCACTGCCGTCCACGATAAGAATCTTTTCGGTGCCGTCAAAATCATACTTAAGAAATCTGATTCTTTCTGATCCGCCAAGAGTGATGCCTGTGCTGCCGAACGAGGCGTTGTCCGTGATCTGCGTCCATCCCGATCCTGCGGAGCGAAAAAGATCATCACCCCGTGCAGCATAGACATTCCCCCCGTATCTCACGATACCTCTAACATTACCACTATTAGACAGTGCGCTACTGTCAAACTTCTCGTATCCCTCAACACGACGATACCCGCCGAAAACAGACGGTTCAAAGTTACGCAGGATACGGGCAGAACCCGGAGCCTGAACACCCTGCTGATAGGGCGAAAGGTTAGTCACCAGTCCGCCCTTGAATTCAAAGGGGTATGTTTGCCACCTATCCGGCATCTAAACCGCCCGTGCGTATACGTTTTCGTTTACAAGAAGAGTCCGCATGTGCTTCACTCCTTCGTCGAACTTCCGGAGAGAAAGGCCCGCAGATTCAAGATTATCTCGGAACATATAGGCGTAGTACATAGCGCCGTCAACAATTACGTGCTTAAACCGAAACGGAACGGTGGGCACATCGTCATAGGTAGTCAAATCTGCGGGGTACATAAAGTATTCGTAGTCCACCGTGTACGCCTTATCCGGCATTGGGGCGAAGATAATATCTCCGTCCTGTGAGCGAATTACATACTCGGGAACCGTACCCTTTGATGTGTCTGTCTCGAACTCTTGGTCGATAAAACGATCAACATACTCATCGTACGACATCTGCTTAAGATGGACTGCCGACCCAACACTCAGACTAGTATCTCGACGAAGCCGTACCGTATCAAAGTCAACGTACTTTGAGTTTTCGGGAAGAGGGTAGCGAAGCTCTCCCGCTGTCAAGATAATGTCGTCTGTGTTGTGGTTGAACGGCCAATTAAAGTGCTTTTGATTTATGTCGCGCACAGACGAGTTGATACTGTCCTTGATCTGTGCGTAAAATCCCGAAGCAGCAGAGAAGTTACTGGACGTAAGCTCAGTCTCATTCAGACGGCGGCAAACTTCGTTGGTAAGAGAAAGGTAGTTGTATGCCATCAGTTTTTCTCCACGACTCTAATGCGAACTTCTTGTTCGATGATTGTGGCGTCACTGGCAGTCATCCGGCACACGATCTTGTACGTCGTAAACGCAGTGCCGCTACCCAAGTAAATTGTAGCAACGGTGCTTGTGTTTGTGCTGCTTACGTACTGCAAGCCGTTGACAATTTGTCCGGGAGACCACGTTTGCAGAACTCCATCCGCATCGAAAATCTTCCAAACTATGCTGGATATAGTGTCCCCTTCAAGCTGCTCGGTCCAGTTGATAGAGTAATCTAGCTGATCATCGGGGTCTTTATCTGGCCACTTCAAAGACATCTTACGCTGCCCTTCTATTTGGGGTAATTTCTTTTGGCTGCAGAATCACGGTTCTAATCCTACTGAATGTGGTCGCGTCAAACACTGTTATCGCATCAGATGGTGCAGGTAAGTTAACCGCTGTTGTTCCAACAACTCCCGACAAACCTGCCGCTGTGTTGAGAGTCAAGGAACCAACAAAAGTAGTTGCACTTACACTTAGTAAGGCTTCTGTTGGCTTTTCTTCTACTGTGTTTACAGAGCCTGTAGCTGATACGCCTGTGAGTGTTGTATTGGCTGTACCTGTTAAAGTAAGATTAATTACATTAGATGCTTCATTCGTAATTGTAGTAGAACCATTTGTTCCGTCAAAATGAAGCAGTGCTTCTGTACTAGCATCTAAAGAGTATGCCTCTGTTTCAGGTGTGAAACTTGCGGCAGAAAGACCTGTTGGTGTAGACGCCCTAAACTCATCTATGTATCCTGTAAATTCTTCGGAACCATTTTCTTTGGCCCCGATTACATAGGTATGAGGACTGTATTCTGCACCTGCTTGCTGACCTCTTTGGAACCCATCTACAAAGATTTCTGTAAAGGCGTACCTTCTTTGTAGTCGAATATGATGCCAAGTATTGTTACTTAATTGTCCGGTAACTGACCTAGCTATAGAACCATCTTTTATTACTTGTAAATTGCCGCTACTAATACGCAGGGCGAATCCGGAGTTAGACTTTTGAGAGTCCCAAAGATGGGCAGTTTGAGTTGTCAGCGTTGAAGAATAAACCCAAAAATCTACAGCCCATTCTGAACTTGTTAACAGACTCGAAGTGTAACTTGTTGTTACAAAATCACCTGTTCCATCTAGTAGTAAACTAGCAGTGCCAAACTTCTTTTCTGCTGTAGAAAGCTGTGCATCACCACTGGCTGTAAAAGGTTTGAGAGGATTAAGTTCCCCTTCTACTCCCGTAATACTTTCAGAAATATTAAGCGATACTGTTCCAATAGTACCGGAAGCAGACACACTACTCAGGGGTTCATCAACATTTTCGGAAAGTGTTCCGATTGAACCTGCAGCCACAACTCCGACTACGCTAATACGGTTAATAGAAACAACCCGACCAAACGGATGGGCTGAACCTGTAGCGGCTACACCTGTTATAGGTTCGTTTATATTTACAGAAGGAGTTCCCGCAAATCCTGTTGATGAAACACTATTAAGTGCCTCAGTTAGATTTACAAAAACAGACCCGGCTGAACCTGTAGCAGATACTCCATCAGGGAAAGCAGTATCAAGAATTACCTCAACACTACCGATAGATCCTATTGCAGATACGGAGCCTAGTCTCTCGCTGATATCTACTTCAAAGCCACCAGCAGCAACAGATTCGACTGTTCCTGTTGCAGAAACACCCGTAACTGCTACTTCAGGTTGGACGATTCCGTAACTTGCGGAACCATACGCACCAGTGCCGTAGAGAGCATCTGTGGTGTCGTAGAACGCCATGTTCTACTCCTTACGCGATACGGATTACAGCGTTGGATGCGTCAGCAGCAGGAAATTCAATAGTCAAGTCACCGGCAGTAGCAGAAACAGTGCCACCGAAATCGATAACAGCAATGGCTGAATTACTATTGGCCGTGTTGTAGATGATACAGCCGTCAGCAGAAACAGTGACGTTCGAAAACACTTCGTCAGTAAAGTCAACGATAGCCGTAGTGCCGTCTGTAGTGATCGACGCACCGTCGAGTACCTGTCCACCAGCAGTGTAGTTGGTGCCGGACGCTTCATCAGAGTTACCAGTTACGTCCGAGTAGTTGGTTGTAGCCGCACCGTAAGTCCCGGATGGGGATTCTTTGATGAGGGCGATTTTAAGAGAGTCTGTGTCAAGATCGTGTAAACCACCCAAAAGTTCAGACTTGAAGCTGGTACACATTGCAGTTGTGATTGCCATGAGGTTTTCTCCTTTTAGGCGAGGTTAAAGTGCAGTTTCGTAATACTCTTCGACAGAGATTGTAATATTCACGGCGCTGTTTGCACTTGCCAGTCCGCGAATCTTGTCGTTCTTCACCAAGAACAGGGGATAGTCAGTAATCTGTAGCAAAGAGTTGGCAGGAAGTTCGACAGTTTCTGCCAGCGTGTAATACGTAGTTGTGGCAGCGTCATACCAGTCGAGGCTAAATGTGACTGCGCTACCGGACTCGTTGTTAACATAGATGCTGTTGATGTCTGCGTTAAACCGTGCAGGAACAGTGTATATGTCTGCATTCGCCGTCGTAAGCTGCGCTGCAAGCGTCCGTTTTTTACGTACTTCCATCGCTAGTTCTCTATGTAAATGATGTCCATTGAAGCAGCTACACGTAAGTCTGCATTCGAACTAGTGGCTACAGCGCGGAACTCAATGTCTGTCTTTTCCGAAATAGGTTCAGGCGTAATAAAGTTCTGATGAAACGCTGCCGCAAACAAATCAAACTTATTTTTAACACGGAACACACCGTTAAGTTCCCGTGTAAGATAGCGCAACGTAGCGACCTTGTTATTCTGTTCTGTAAACGCAGTAGCGTCTAGTGCCATTAGATATGCCGTATATCCAGCGGGTACAGTCCACACTGTCATCAAGGTTTGATTTTCACCATTGGTAATCTGTGCGTAAGTAGTGCCACCATTGGCTACAGTCACGTCATCAGTGGGAGCAGTAGACCCCGCTATGAAACAGCGATTAACCCGTAGGAATGTTTGGGTTGTTGTAGCCGTACCACTACCAGCCAGTGTGACAGTCTCGTTGACTTCGTTGTAATCCCCGTCAAGACCGCCCACATTTACCTGCACATCGTTATCCGTAGCACCTGCGCCGCTAGTCACTGTCATGGCCACAGCACTGGAAGGATAAGTGTAAAGACCCCCACCATCCCAAATGGTTTCTTCTACGTCTTGAATTACAGGATTGTGACCAAACTTGAATAGGCGCTTGTGGCCGTCAATAAGACCGCGAGAAACCTGCAAGAAGTATGGAAAGGAGCCAACACCGTCTGCAAAGGTCATGACATTGGGGTATGACGTGATTGACATTAAACTTTCCTGTACGCCCGCGTCTTCTTCGCTATCTTCTTGGGCTGCTTGGCAACCTGCTTCCCGGCCTTCGTGGCTTTACGCTTTGCGCGAGTCGTAGCAGCGTATTCTTTCGCGGAGAGGGCTTTAATGGCCTTTTCCGGTAGATATCGCTCCCCGGTTGCTTTTGGACCTTGTGTGGACGGCTTGCCACTCTTGGTGCGCCACTTCTGTTTAGTCCACGCTGTTAAA